TTTCATTGTTCAGTACTACAACTTATAGTTGTAGTGCCCTGCACATTGGTTCGTCTTGTTCAGTTTTCAAAGGTCTTTGCCTCTCACTTCTCTCGTGAGCGACAACTATATTAGTATATCACAGTCACTTTTAACTGTCAACAGGTTTTTTTAACTTTTTTATATCCTATTAACCTATCTGCAATACACCCATAGTCCGTACGGGATTCGAACCCGTGTTACCGCCGTGAAAAGGCGGTGTCTTAACCCCTTGACCAACGGACCGTGAGCTTTTTCAACTCTTTCTATTATACCGACTTTTACAATCTTGTCAAGAACTTAAGATAAATTTTTCTTATTTTTTTATTTTTTGAAAAGCAAAAAGCCCACTGTTGTAGGCTTTTCGTAAGATATATCTTAAAATTAAAGCATCTTGTTGTATCACTTTTTTAAGTATTCAGCAAGTATCTTTATTACTTCTTAATGCTTGATAATAGGGGCGTTAAGGTTTTTCTTTTTTCTTTTAAATGTTTTGGAGTTTCTTCCTTACTCCACAAATCACTGAACACAAAACTCTACTTTTTAAATGAGTTCAGCAGGCAAGAAACTAGCACTATTTAAAAGTGCTTTTTTTATGCCTATTAAATAGGAAACTATTTTACCATCCCTTAACCCAATTCTACATCTTATTCATATTCAATTATTTCACCAATAAAATTATCATCAGAATCACTTTCAAAAGCAATTATATACTTAGAATCAAACGAAGGAACCGTTTCGTATTCAAAACCTTTTAGCTTTATTTTCCGACAGACAATAGTTCCATTAAGTCCCTTGTCTAATTCTGGATCTAAGTACAGAATTAAATAGTTTCCTAGTCTATTTTGACCTACAACTTTATTAACCTTCATGATATACCTACCTTTTTCTTATTATAGCATATCTAGAATTTCTCCCCCCTATTATGCAACAAGTTTTATAACTTTACCAAAACTATTATTATCTATATTGATTTTCTAATTTATACATATCCACCGAATGAAGTACTATATCACGATACTTCCAGGTTGATACCAGGTAATCTAGTAAGTCTTTATCCTCTACTTTAAAATCCAATAAGAGCAATAACTTAACCTTATATTTATTCTCTAGTCTCGGTACACTATAAGTAACTTGTACCCAATGTTCAAAACCTAGTCTAGTTTCTTCAATGCTCGTAAGTTTAATATTTAAAATGTTCATTTTCTTTCTCCTATCTTATTGTTCTTAAAAACAAAAAAGCAACTAATAAAATAGTCGCTTTAATTTTTAATTTTTAAATTTTAGATTATATACTATTGCTATTCTATCTAAAAAATCTTCTGGAATATTTAATGTTTCGTATAAATTCCCTCTAGGGGAATATTTTAAATTAGGGTTAAAATCTTTGTTTCTAAACATTGTACCGAAATCATAAATATATTGACGAAATACTAATGGATCATTTATCAAAACCGCAATTGATAATATTACCGCAAATAAATCTTTTTGCCCAATACCTTTGTGGTATTCTCTTTCAGTTAATACTCCTTCTGGGAACAATGATAGCAATATATCCTTAGTTAATTCACTAGTTACATTAGATAAAAATGTTCTATTCCCATGTGCAATATTGTTTCGGTATTCTTGTAAAAGAGATAACATAGAAACAAGCATCTCTTTTGCGCTTTCATCATCAATTGAAAAACTTACAAAAAATTGATTTGCTATGTATGTTTTTATATCATCCTGACAGATTTTATACCAATTAATTGCAGTTCCAAAATATATACCACTGGTTGCAACCCAAGGAGGGATTGTATCATGTCTCTCTCTATAATGCTGAATTGAAGCACTGTTTTTATTGTTTTCAATTTGATTTCTTATGTTTTGAATTTCAGATTTTCTATCTAAGCTTCCATTAGATCTATATTTTGTATAATCTAAATATGAATTAAATTCTGTAGTATACTTATGGGCAATCTTATAAGATAATTTCGTTTTTAATGATTTTTCAATGTATATAATATACTTAAACAATAAGTTATTCAATGCTTGATCCAGGAGGAAAATACTATGAATAGACGAGAATTGTACTTCTTCTTTAAATCTTTCTATTTGAAAATCTTCATCGAAATATACTCCAAAAATATCTTTATAACCATTTACTATTCCATAATATGATATACTTTGAAGAACTTCCATTGCTAGCTTATCATTTTCAATAAGTATTCCCTTTCTTCTCATTCTATCTAACTGTTGGGAATATGTTATGCTGGGTTTATCAGTCACAAAAGAAAACCTCCTATCATAATGATAAGAGGTAGTTTCCTAGCCACATCCGTAGCCATTCAATTCACTCTTATCGTAACATCATTTTATCTCTGTGTCAAGTTAAAAATCTTCAATTCTTACTAAGTCACCTTTTTTTACTTGGATATCTTTAGGGGCTAAGGGTTCAATTTCTTCTTCATCGACATTAATTAATAGCTTAGTTTTCCCACCTGATAAAAAGTCATTAACAGAGAATGGAGATGTCTCCTCAATATTTTGGGCAATTGAAAATTTTTGAAAAACTTCAGTGGTTATTAACTTAGCTTTAGTGAAATCATATCTCCCCAAACTATTGCCTTCCAAATCTTTTATTTCTGGACCAGGTTCAAAAACAATTATCTCGGTACCTTCTTTTATATCAGCAGTTTCATAACCTTTGTCAATCATAATTGTAAAATCATCAATTATACGAATAACTCTTGCAAGTTCCATCTTAATTCTCCTTTTATATTCCTAATTTTTAAAAAAGATATGATTATTTCTCTTTTTCATTATATCTTTTTTAAATATTTTCTTCAACAAAACTACCATTTTAATATTATAATTTTTTATTGAGTTTCAGTTGATAATAAAAAGCACTTAGAGTTATCTAAGTGCTACATTCCAGGTATCCAATCTTTTATTTCTTTTAAAATTTTATAAGCCTGTTTCATTTTAGAGTTATCCTCCAAATATTCAATACCTTTAGTTGTAATCCTAACAAGAGACAGATTCTCAATATACACTTTCCCAGACATGTCTCCAGTTACACAAGTACCTGTCAAAAATCCATCATCAAATAGATTACGATAGACATCCATTAAGTAAAGGTGGGGGATTCCTAGAGCTGAAGCGTTTATTTCATTGTCATCTGCTAGATCCCCATCCTTCATTTTCTGAAAATAATAACTAAGAATTTTATAAACAACTACCCAATAATCATTTTTTGCCATGAATACAGTCTCCTTTTTTAAAAGTAGAATCCTTTGTGCTCCACTTTATTATAGCTCTTTTGCTATCTTCCTGCAATAAATCACGTTTTATCTATTTCTTCTCTGTCGTATGTATCTTGCCCTTCAAAACTAATCATTTTCTGATAAATTGAAAGGTTTTTATCCCCTTTTTGTCTGAAGTGCTCCGGCTTGGAAAAAGTTCCCTTCACCGGTACCCAAATAGCAAAAAAGATTTTTTAAAAGGTGGGGGGGACTCAATATCCTTTCAGTTCTACAAATCTTTTAGCAATTACCTTTCTTCGACCATATACATAACGAGCAGGCTTATTTAATTCCTCTGCAACTTCTTCCCAAGTCACACCAGCTTTTAAGAATCTCATTTTAAAAATTATTAGATCACTCTCAATCAAATTTTCCATCAAAGTTTCTACTACTAGTTTAAAGCCTTCTAAATATTTAAGTGTTTGGTCTCCTTCAATTCTAATGATTGTAGCTTCAGTAGGACTTGACACTTTCTTTCCTTGACCTCTGATATACTCTGCGTCGCTATATTTCTTATTATGTATCAACTCCTGTCTTCTAAGATATATCTTATTATCAAGCGTTCTATATCGTTCTAATTCAATATCGATACCGTCCAGGTCTCTCTTACTTAGCTCATACATAACTAAGTACCTCCACTTAAAATTTATATTTTTCTTAACTTGCAATTCTACAATTCAAAGGGATTCCCCTCTAATTTATACTCCAGTTTCTCATATCTTACATTCTGTGAAACTCACTCCATTTTGTAAACCTCTGATATACCTTGCTTTCAAGCTATTACTTCTTTTCAGTTTATGCTTACTTTGTTATGTGAAACTTAGTAAAGCATAAAAGTAGGACTAGCGATATTTCTTCTGTTTCAGCCATATATCACTAGCCTTACTTAATTTGTTCCCTATTTTTCTAGATACTCTTTAATATCCCGATATTCCTTAGAAAAATTCATCCATCCACTATTATCAGGGGTTAAGAATGGTAGGACAGTAAGCGGACTTACTTCCGTTCGATATAGCAATAGAGAATGTTTCTGACTTATTTCTCTGACTACACCTGTATGGATTTCTTCCACATCCTTCTTTAGTTCTTGAATTTCATCATATGCGTCCAGAATTCGTCTAAGTTTCTTCCGGTATTGTTTATAGATCTTCTTAGTTTCCATCCGTTGCTTAGTTTCTTTAAAAATGTATTCAAAGATGACTGCATTAGCTTCTGAAAAATCACTATCAAATTTTTCCTGAAGGCTATTAATAGCTTTTTCCATCTTTTCCAGTTGCTCTAAAGATTCTAAGTTATTTGACAAAAAAGAATCTATATTCTCAAATGAAACTGTTTGATTGCCTAAAAGACTCTTTCTTTTTTCGCTTAACTGTTCTCGTGCTGAATTAATCTTACTTTTTTTATTATCTAGATCATCCAGTGTTTCAAATACTTGATTAATATCCATTTCTTTCTCCTAGTTCCATTGAATAAAATAACCACAATCTTCTTCAACTTTTTTTACATCAAATCGGGTATGTAAAAACAACCGTTTTCCAAAATAGTCATTCGCATTCACCCAACTAAGTGTATCTTTCTTGCGATCAAACAAAGTAACAAAGTTTTCTAGATCTCCGATAAAGCCATTTTTGTCACCTTTATTCCCTAATGTTGTATCATCTACAATTAAAAAGTTATCTACAAAAAATGTTTCACTTGTCCCTGTTTCTTTATCAACTTTAAGAAGATAATTTCCTGATGTGTCTTTCATTTTTTCTAAGACACTAAATAGTGATTGACTAACAACCATAGATACATTGCGCTCTGGATTGATTAAAGAAACAATAGATTTCAAGTCGTCCATACTTGTAGCAGTCTGCACTTTCGCAGTTTGGAGAATTTTCCCAATCTCTCTATTTCGTGTTCTACGTTTTAATTTAATAATCTTCTTACCAAGAAAATCCGTTAAATTATATTGGCCATCATCTAATTGTTCCTGTGAAAAATCAAGTTTTCCACTGAATAATTTAACTAAGTAATCAACGCTGATAGTTTTCTTTTTATCTGCTTCTGTTCTCTCAACCGAATTTTCGCTAACTTCTTGCAATGAATCAGATTCAAAGTCAGTTACTTCATACTTCCCGCCACGGGTACGAGTCTCAATAACATTTACTAGATCAACCAGTTCTTTACGTTGATGTTCATCTTCGTAACTATCAAGGATTGGTTTTTCAATGAGTACATGATTATTTTCTACATTCATCCCTCTAGTGTTATAACCTGTACTTCGGATATAAGCTTCTAGATTTTCTTTTTGTTTAGCTAAGTTAGTTGTCATTTTTTTCTCCTTTTATCTTTTAATATCTGATTTTTGTTTATAATTTTTTCTAAAATTCTTTGCTCTTAGCTTTTCCTTTATGATTCTTCGAGCTTTTAGAATCATTTTTTCTAGATCTTGATTTGTCTTGTTTGTCAGCATATTTTTCTAGTATTTCTTTTTTCCGTTTTTCTAAGTTTTCGTCATCTTTTTTGCACTTTGCAAATATTTGTTGTCTTTTCTTTGGATCCATAGAAAATTTATCTGCTACAACATACCCTAAAGAAGTATCTCCTGTCATAATACTCACCCCCTTTCAAAGCAAACA